TCCCAGTTGAACGGGCTGAAGTTATTAACAGCCTTGGCTTGGAGACGGTGGTGGAATTGAAAGCAGACACCATCGCCTCCGCTTGACGACGAAAGGAGAAGTGAACGATGGCTATCCAAGATGATTTCACCATCAACTACAACACGCAGACCATCTTGCACACTTCGGGAGCCACGATTTACAGTGCAAACGCCCTGTACTCGTGGATCATGGACGTGTTCGATGAGTTGGCGCAGATGGACGACCCTGTTCCGATGTCTGCGCAGACTCCGACCGATTACACCTTCATCAACGGCTGGTGGACGAACTGGGATTCCCTCAAGTTCATCGACGGCGGCGCTATTCAGACTTCCGGTCTGAACGGTGTGGTCTACGAGGTCGAGTTCACCGCCGATGCCGGTGCGGTTGCCGGGGATGTCGGCAAGAGGATCACCGATGATGCCGCCGATATTGGGCAACTCATCCACATCAACGGTGTCGATGAGTGGTACATCCGGAAGGACGCTCCCGGCACGATCGCCAGTGGTTCCGTGGTGGCAGTCACCGGGGGAACCGGAAGCGGGACTTCGGCGGCCGACGATGAGACCGGCGAAGACCTCTACGCCAACATCTACACTCTGGGCGCGGTCGAAGCCGGTACGCAGTTCTACGTTGTGCAGAACGGCGTGAGGCTCACCGAATGGTGGAGCACCGGTCACATCGACATCCTCGTTCGCGTGTCGCACTTCGGAGTGGAGTTGGACGGCGCACAGCTTACGGTTTTCGCTCGTAACTGGGGCGACACGTACGCTCACCTCGAAGTCGATCTCTCGGCTGGTGGCCGGACCCCGGTTCCGCTCGCTACTCAGGCCGATGCCAACAACGCTTCTGCGGAAGCCACGGTCGAGGATTACGGCGATGGCACCACGTACTCCATGACCATCGCCTATACCGCCGCTCCTTACTCCAAGGATCTGAACAACGGCAACGGTGCGCAGAACTACGATGCGGTCATCGATGCCGACGGCGCACGGGTCTCCGAGGTCTACGAGTGGCTGAAATACATCACGATGGAAGGGGCCACCACTCCGCTGTCCACTGATCCCGGCACGGACGGAGAACAGTACCTCTCTGCCGACCCCGGCACGTACGTTGAGGTTACCGCTTCTCCGCTCGGCACCTTCGCTGGTGGAAAGCTCTTCCTCGCTCGCGGCATCTGGATCGAGAACTACGATGCGCAGGATGTTCAGAACTTCCAGCTCATCGACTCTTCCGGTGCTACCCAGATTCCCCCGAACCTCGTTTCGGTCATCGTCACGGCGATCGTTTCTGGCGACAGGGTTTCGGTCTTCCCGCTCACCGGAGCCGGTGGCGACATTGAGAAGGACACGTACACCGGAGCCGCCGCTGGCAATGCCGCCGCAGATCCGGACTTCGTGGTTCAGGAGGCCATCACTTCCGACACCCCTGCGGCCGGTTACTTCCGTATCGTGAAAGCGGATGGAAGTGAGGGCTTGTACCAGTACTCTTCGTGGGATACTTCCACGTTCACTCTCGACGCGACGGCTCATCCGGGCGGTCTCAGCGAGACTTACAATAACTCGGAGGGGGTCTACGTGCCGATCATCGACGCGGAGACTGTTGCAACCTCCATCTCCAACTCTCTCATCCAGAGCACCGACATTCCGGTTCTCGTGAGAGTGCGGAAGAAGGGAATCATCCCCTTCGAGGTTGAAGGGACGGTGACGGCCACTGGTCTGACGGTCGCGGCCATCAGGACGGTAGACAGCATCGTTACGTAATCCACCGGGCGGACATCAAGTGGTGGGTGGGGGCTTCGGCCCCTACTCACCGATGATGAAAGGAGACGTGTACGATGAGCATCAAGCTGGCGAAACCTCCGTACGAGAAGGAGGCGCTTCAAACAAGTCTTGGACAACTGGACAAGAACATTGCGATCTTGAAAGCAGAGATCGACAAGCTGGAGGCGGACAAGAGAGAACGGGAACGACTGATTGCACAGCATGAAGTGTATGAACAGGCAAAGGCTCAACTCGGAGAGTAGCCAGTGGCAACATACACTTTTGATCCGGTGCAAAAGCTGATACTGATTCCGGAAGGGACAGTGGAAGTGGAGATGCGCGAAGTATATGACCAGATGCAGGATTGGCTGGCTTCCGAGGCTGGAATGCCAAGTGAGATTCCGATCCGCGCTCGTGGTCATGAGGACATCTCTCTTGCACTCTATACCGATGTGATCTTTGTTCTCCAGAACGGTTGGAAGCTGAAGCCCGTAGGTGGTCCCGGTTCTCCGCCGTGGCCGCAGGGCGTTGGTCATTTCCCCGGCTATGAGTTCACCGGCTGGCGTGATCCGGCGTATTGGCAGAACGTCACCGGACAGATCACGAAGGACTACATCAATACCAGAGCGACTGATGCTTTCGGTGAAGCTGAGTTCGGCCTTCGCTTCTTCGCCGATGTCACCGGAAGCTTTTGCGAAGGCGATCTTATCTTCCCCGGTCCGATGGACTTTTCATTCATGACTACCATGTGTTTCTGGGCTTATATCGAAGAAGAGGAACTAGAGCATTTGGATCACATGTCGGTCATGTTTGCCAACGATGCAGGGTTCTCCAGTTATGTAGAGTTTTACGTCGGTCATGAGTATCTTATTCCCGGCTGGAATCATATTACAATGTGTATGCAGGATCGATTCTTTCAGTCAATAAACGGAGGCACTTTTGCCAATCCAATATCTGCCATCCGCTTTCACATAGAAGCAAACGCCATTCACGATACATGGATCACTGTTGACCGTGTGGCCTATAATCACGCGGCAACTCCTACTGCGACGATCGGATTCAGACCGTTCGCTGGATTATCTACCAACGCTCTTCCGGTGATGGCCGGTCGAGGTATTCCTTTCTACACTCCGTTTGTTGAGCAACTAGCCGATGATGGAGTTGATCAATTCGGTAACCCCGGCTGGGCGTTGGAGGCTGAACTTCATACTCTCTGTCAGTCAGGTTTAGTCATTCCGATCAATGCGTTCACTGGAGACGAACTAACGCAGAGCAGAGATGAGACGAGAACGTGGGTCAAAGGGAATGCGAATTGGGTGATTGCTAACTTCACATATTGCTTCCCTCAAGTGAAACAAGCAATGCGCTTCGCCGCGATTCGTAGTCTTGGAGCCAATGATTTTGTATCCAACAATCTTATCAATAGGGTTAGCGACTTTATTGATTATGCCATGTCTGATGCCAGTGTGGGTTTGAACCATCTTCCGTTTGAAGGTAACTACCATGTCAGGGCGATCGTTGCAGAGAAAACCAAGATGTCGGTGCAGGATATAAAAGATCAAATCGACTATGCGTATGATTCTGCACTTTATCTTAATCTCTTAATGCACAAGGTCGAAGATGGCAGTGCCGATCCCAATGCGTACACTATAGCTGAGTTCGAAGAGATCTTAGATCACTTCAACACAGTTGGCCTTATGATTCTCGATCCGTTTACTCTTATCTCTAAAGTAGGAGCATACACTCTCAAGATAATCGGATCTGCGTTTGATGAGGCTGGTGTGGATGTTGCCATTACTGTGCCTCCGGATTCCGGTGATGTTGAGGTTGTACGAGTTGTCGCTACGCATGGAACCATCTGGGAGGTTGGTGACGTATTCACTGAACTGGCCGGGATCGCTGACAAGATGATCGAGATCCACGAGATTCACGGCCTCAACCGCGACAAGCCTCTGGTGGTCAGCAAGACTCGCAGGACGGCCGGTGTCGATATTGAGCAGGAGATCACGATCGATGAAGTGAACGACGAGACTACGGTGGAGAGACAATGAGCTTCCTCTACATAGATCCGTTTCTGGTAGCAGTGCAAGGCGTTCAGTACGGAGTGCCGACGTACAATACTGCTACCCTCGGATGGCTCAACTTCGATATCATCATCGATGTTCCAGAAGTGTACGGCGAACTTCCTCCGGAAGAGCCGCTGATCCTGCACCACCAGAACACCTACAAGCATCTAAAGTTGGTAATATCTCCGGAGTGGACACAGTACCTTCTCCGGACCACGGCAGACGTGTACTTCACGGTGAAGAGGTATTCGGCTTTGGAGGATTCGTACTTTCATATCAGGGGGCAACTGAGCGAAGATGACAATGAACTGCTGTTTGATCTGACGGCCGCAGACACCACCAAGCTTCCCCCCGGCCTTGACGTTTATTGGGAGATGAAAGTACAAAAAGGTAGTGCTCCGGACTTCTTCCGAGTTATTATAAACGGCAGAGTTCACGTTGAGCCGACACTGAGGAGGATTGACTGATGGCGACACAGCCGAAGCCGGGGACTGTAATTGTCCCACAGCCGGGGATAAGAGGGAACAACATTACTCTCCACCAAGAGAACACGTATGCTGGAATCGAGTTTCATCTTGGCACGGGGTATCAAACTCTGTTGGAGACGGTAGGGACGAAGGCGTTCTTCACAGCGAAGGAGCGGTTCACCAGCGACAACTCCGAGAACTTCTTCGATGTGGAATGTACCATAACCGACCCCGTCAATGGGGTAATGACTGCGGATCTCGATGCGGAGAATACTGACATCACACCGGGGCCGAACTATCGCTGGCAGATCCAAGTCAAAAGCGATGCCGATGATTCAGTGGTGAAGGTCGTACTCAGTGGTCGGCTGATCATCGAAGCTACGCTATTGGGGGTGGAGACTCCATGAGTACCAGCGTAATTAAGAAAGCGCTTTCCGAAAAGATGCCGATCAAGATCACCGGCAACAAAGTCGGTCGGCCGGTTCGAGTAACGAAAGCTCGAATCAAGCAAGCTCTTCGAGCTAACGGCGGCTTCATTTCGTACGCGGCGCAGTCTCTCGGATGTAACGAGCGCACCGTCCGGCGAGCCGTCCAGAAGTGGCCGGATGTGGCAGAGGAGCTGAAAGACATCCGTGAGTCGCACAAAGATGTGGCGGAGCATTCTCTGATCAAGCAGATCCGGAAAGAGAACACGAAAGCGACGATCTTCTATCTTCGCCATCAAGGGAAGGATCGTGGCTACGGAGATGATCCGACACAGCATCTTCACGCACACGCGGTAGCTGGACGGGGGACGTGGATCGATATTATCGATCGGCAGATCCAAGAAGGGAACATCGATCGTCATACCGGCGAGATAGTAGAAGCGGAGATTGTGAATGGTAACGGAAACGGCCAGAAGAAGCTCACCCCCTAATTCCTTTTCAGAGATCGATCTGATCAGGAAGGGAGCCGCCGATCCACGGTGGTTCTTGGAAGATTGTATGGGGGCGAAGCTGTGGTCAAAGCAGATCGAGATCGCGGAGGCTCTTGTTCACCACAACGTAGCTGTCCCCGCCGTCTTTGGTGTCGGCAAGACGTTCGTCTCGGCATGGATCACTCTCTGGTGGATTTACACGCATCCGCTGTCTCAAGTCATTACCACCGCACCTACCGGCCGCCAAGTCAAAGACCAGCTCTGGGCTGAAATCCGGAATGCGTACTGGGCTTCCAATCTTCCGCTCGGCGGCGAGATTCTTACCACGGAACTGAAGATGCACCCCAAGTATCCCAAGTGGTTCGCCACTGGATTTGCCACCAACGAGGAGCACATCGACAAGTTCACTGGTTACCACGCTGTCGCCGGTACGCTTCTCATCTTTGATCAGGCTTGCGGTATCCACAAGCAGATCTGGACCGGTGGTGAAGGTTTGGTCACCACGCATGGTTCCCGCTGGCTCGCCCTCACGAACACCACGGACGAAGAGTCTGAGATGGCAAATCTGTGCATCCCCGATCGCCGGTCGAATTACGGCCACCAGTGCGACGATCCGGACTGCAAGGGGTGTGGCGGCTGGAAGATTATCAAGATCACGGCTCATGATTCTCCGAACGTAAAAGCAGGGGCGAACGTGGTCCCCGGTGTTATGGCCCATGACTACGTTGAGCGGAAGAAGAAAGTCTGGCGGTTGGGCGAACCGCTGTACGACATTTACATCGATGCCAACTTCGTCGTTGCTGGCGCGATGACCGTTCTGCACCCCTCCATGAAATACGAGATCATGAAGACCAATAAGGTCGAGCCGGATTACGAGAACATTATCATTGGACTCGACATTGCTGACGAGGGGCCGGACTCCACGGTTGCTACGGTCATGGCCGGTCACCGTCTGATGTTTATCGATCGCGTCATGGGCAACGACACGATGCAAGTGGTCCGGTTCGCGGAAGAGACGTGGGACAAAGTGCTTCGGCTGACTGACAATCAGCACAAGCCCGTCAGCATCAATGCTGACAAAATTGGTGTTGGTAAAGGTGTCGTTGACCGTCTGGCTCAGAAAGACTATCCGGTCATCGGTATCAATGTCGGGGTTGCGGCCATCAATGATGACGAGTTTGCCAACCGGCGCATCGAGATGGGATGGGCCATTCGGCACTTGGCTGAAGCACTGGATCTTTCCATGAAGCCGATCTTCCACACTGACCCCCTGCTTCTTGAAATGCTGGAAGAAGATCTCACGATTCGGTACAAGCCCCTTCCCTCTCAGCGGATCGTGATGGAAGATAAGAAGGAGTTCCGGAAACGGTATCGCCGGTCTTGTGACTTCTGGGACTCCATGATGCTTGCCGTCGGTGACATTGGGATGGTCCCGACCGTGACCGGAATCGATTACATTATGAAGAAGGAAGAGAAGAACCTGACCGATCAGCTCAATGCCGTGGACGGTGAGAAAGCGGAGGAGCAACTGGTCATTCTCAGCAAGCTTTTTGGGCGTGGGATTATCAACGAAGATGACTTTGTTAATGAGAGGTTACTGTGATAGTATACCCACTGAGTAAGGGGAGATGACATGGCGAGCGCTGGCGATGTATTAGACGGAATTGAGCAAGCCTTTCCGAATACTGTTCGGGAAAGGCAGGACCAGTATTCTCTACGCGATGCGTACAAGACCGTTTCATGGATTTATGCCTGTGTGAATCTAATCGCTGACTGCATTTCCGGAGTCGAGTTCTACTTCTACAAAGGTGACGGCGAGCTAAGACGAGATCGTGATGTCATCGACCTAAACGTCGGAGTCAACGCCAAAGGCAAGATCATCAGCAATGAGCCAATCATTCAGTCATTCGCTCCCCCGCGACTAGGCGAAATACATACCGTCCAAGAAATGATCAAGACGCAATTCCTATTCAAAGGGCTATTCGGAGAGTCGTTTCTAATACCGTCCGCGTGGAAATACAGAGTGCCGATCGAATGGGAAATCGTTAATCCCCTGAAGCTGAAAGACAAGAAAGATCAGAAGACAAATCGACTACACCACTGGGAGCGCCAGCAAGAAGGCCAGCGTCCGAAAGAAGACATTGCAGTTGATAAGCTAGTCCAGTGGAAGTATGCAAATCCGTACAATCCGATCCGTGGCATGGCCCCCCTTACAGCCGCACGGCTACCGATCGAGCAGGACTTCAACATGGCAACATGGAATGCCGGGTTCTTCCAAGCCGGTGTCCGCAATCCGATGGCTCTCATGCTCAAGAACACCTTCAACGAGAACCAGCGGAAAGAATATGTGTCGCGTATGCGGAAGAACTTTGCTGGCTTCGTGAAAGGGCAACTACCGTTGCTCGTGGAAGGCGGAGTGGATGTCAAAGTTCTCGCTAATACTATAAAGGACCTCGACTTCGTTGAGGGTAAAAGTCTAACTCGTGAAGAGCTATGCGCAATCTACAACATGCCACCTGCGCAGGTCGGTATCTTCCGATACGCGAACTATGCCAACTCCCGCGAACAGCGGTCTATCCTCTATCTCAATAATCTCAAACCCAAGATGACGTACTACCGGGATGTCTTTCAGAGCAGTATCCTCAACCGGTGGTTCCCCGGCATCAAGTGCGACTTTTACTGGGAGTCCGTGGATGCTTTCCGGCTCGACCCTCTGGAAGAATCACGAGCCTTTGTGCAACTCACCATCGCGGCCGAGAAGCTATTCAACATGGGCTACGACGAAGAGCAGGTTGCACTGATTCTCAAGAAGCCGGAATTTAACCAATCACGAGACGTGGAGGAGGAACCGACGGAAGTAGATGAGGAAGATGACAACACCGTGGAGATGCCAGCCGCCGCTGGTGCTCCCAAACTTGCAAGGGCGAGAAAACATACGAACGTCAGAGTGGGCAAAGAGTATCTTCGGAAGTATGCTCAAGCTGTCCGCAAAGACATCCTTGCTCCCTACACTGGACGGCTGGACGGCTTCCTGAGATCGTATTCAGATACGCTGTCCACGAAGGTCGCCGAGACCGGCATGATGGAAGCGCCGTTCTGGACGGCACAGTGGGAACAGGGAGCTGGCCCCATTCTCTCAGAAGCGTTCCAGTGCGGCTTTGAAGCTGTCTTCACCGAGATCCGGAAACCTCTCCCCGATTCCATCCCAGACTCCCCAGAGTTCGAAACTCAGATGGCGAAGGTTCAGCGTGTCCCCGCAATCGTCTCCGCTTCTGTTTCAAATGGTCTGAAAGGTACGCCAAAGAAGGCGGCCGGTCTGATCAAACAGATACCGAAGAAGATCTGTGCCGCACGAATGGTTCACAAGTTTTATAACATAGGGCGATTCCACGCATACATTATGTCCCAGACGGAAGAGCATACTTGGTGTTGGGCCGGTGACTCCATGCACCGCGACCTGCACGGAAAGACAGTGGCTTTCGGAAAGAACTTCCCCGGAACGAAGATGAAGCTCCCCGGAGAAGAGAAATCTGACAGCGTATGTACGTGTCTGACCTTCCCTGCCCGGTTTGCTCGCACTGAGAAGGTGGTCATAACGAAAGCTGTTTGAGAAAGCGCTTTCCAAAAGAAGGAGGTATGGAAATGAGCAGAAAAGTATATCGGAGCATGGAGATCAAAGGGGCCACCGGTAAGAAGTCCGACGACGGCCGTGAGATCTACCGTGCCGTCGCAACCAGTGATTCCCTTGATCGCTACGGGGATGTCGTTCTTCCGAAAGGGGCGGATCTTTCGAACTTCATGAAGAACCCTGTCCTGCTCGGCATCCACGATTACAACGAAGTCACCATCGGCCACGTCCTCACGATGGAGCAGATGGAAAACGGAAAGGACATCGAAGCGGAGTTCGTCTTCGCCAAGGATGCCATCGGTGAGAAGTTTGAGTCCCGCTACGAGAACGGTGACATGCGGGCCTTCTCCATCGGCTTCCGTCCGAAGAGTGCCGGGGTGATCAATCTCTGGTTCTGGTGGGACGACGAGCCGGACATCAAGAACGTCGAAGTCGAGATGCCTGACGGTGACACCGTGAAGGTGGATTTCAAAGGCATGGAGCATGTCCCTTATCGCATCTTCAAGGATTGGGAACTGCTCGAACTGTCGGCCGTTCCGGTCCCCGCCAATCCGGATGCTCTCATGAAAGAAGCGGCCGAGGGGATGATTCGCAAAGCGATGGAACACTCCCCGGCCATGAAGAGCTTCGCGCAGTCCAGAGTGCGGGAGATGTTCGAACCGCTTCTCAAGGCTCTCGCGGATCTCGATGAGCTTCCTGAAGAAGTCACCATCGACGGTCATGTGGACAAGCATCATTGCGCCACCGTGGTCGATGAAAAGGACTTCGATGCAGTGGAAGCACAGGTCAATCTCGTCGCCAATGCCAGCGCGGACAAGACCGGCGAAAAAGACACGATCAACTGGGCGAAGTACTCGACGGGGTTTGCGCATTTCGATGCCAGCGCTCCTGACAACTTCGCTTCATACAAGTTTCTGCACCACGGCGTAGTGCGCGGTGAGGACGGCCAATCCGAACTCGTGCTCTCGTGGCGTGGATTGAAGGCGGCAATGACCGCGCTTCTCGGCTCAGTCGATGGCGAGAACGTCAGCGACGATGTCAAGGCCGCGTACGACCACCTCGCCTCTCACTTCATCGACCTCGGCAAAGAGGTTCCCGAACTTCGGGAGTATGAAGATGAAGAGTTGAGCGTGATCGACGACGCGCCACTCACCGAACAGAAAGCTACCTCGGCGACCCAGCCCGCCGTCGAGAAAGCTGGAGACGGTGAAGGCACCGCTGGCGACGGGACCGCCGACGGCGAGGAGAAGGACGTTGATCTGACAGCACTCGTGGGGATGTTCAACGATCTCAAAAAGACGATCGATGAGCGCCTGAACCATATCGAGAAGCTGGCAGTCGCGTTCAACATCAAAGCGTCCACCATCTCCGATACGCTTTCGCGTTCGAAGGTCGCCCGTAAAAAGGCGGCGGTGGACAGCAACGGAGATGGAGATGCTGATCTTGAGATCTCCGCAGATCTGATGGAAGATCTTGAGAGGGTAGCCGAGTAGTAGCGCTACCTCCGGCAACGACAACAACAACACTGTCAAGGAGGAAAAGGAAATGGCAGACACCAAGAAATTCGAAGAGCTTCTTCAGAAGACTCTTCAAAAGGTCGAGGAGCGTGATGTTGCCATCACGGAACTCGAAAAGGAGATCGCGTTCCTGAAGGGACGGATCGAGGAGATGCCTCGGCCCGAAGCCAAGCATGTCTACAAGATGCGTGGCATCGAGGTTCCGTGGGAATCCAAGGACTCGGCGAAAGGCTTCATGAAGTTCGCCAACGCTCTCGCCAAGAACGACCATGTCGAGCTGAAGGCGATGGCGGAAGGGTCTGCCGAAGACGGCGGACATCTCGTCCCCGACGAGTATCAGGCCACCCTGCTCCGCATCATCGAGCAGTTCGGTGTCATCCGGAACGAGGCGCAGGTCATTCCGATGCCCCGTCTCACGATGGAGTGGCCGGTGTACACCGGTGCATGGACCGACGGCGTAGCCCCGGCGAACGTGGCGAGTCCGGTCTACTGGATCGATGAGAACACCGACATCCCCCAGACCTGGCCCCAGTTCAGCAACGTCACCATGACGGCCAAGAAGCTTGCGGCCCTCATCCCGACTTCCGGCGAACTGCTTCAGGACAGCGCGATTCCGATCGCCTCCCTGATCGCTGTTCTCGTCGGTGAGTTCATGGCGAAGGAAGAGGACCGTGTCGGCTTCGTCGGTGACACCTCCGGAACCGATCCTTACGATGGTTGCCTCACGGCGGCCGGGAACGAAGTGGTCATGCCCGCTGGAGCAGTTGACTTCACTGACATGACCGCCGAGGATCTTCTGGACATGCAAGCCGCCACGCCTCGCGGCGTGATGGACGGTGCGCGGTACTACATGCACCGCTCGGTCTTCCATGTCATCCGGAAGCTGAAGTCCACGGACGGCATCCCCGTCTACAATCCCCCGGCCTCGGACGCTCCGGCGACCATCTGGGGATACCCCTACACCCTCGTCGAGTCCATGCCCGCACTGGTGGACACTGCCGTTGACACTCGTTTCGTGCTCTTCGGCAACCTCAAGAACTACTTCATGGGTGACAGGATGACTCTGTCTGCCGCTTCCACCGACATCGTCGGCTTCGCGGCTTACCAGACTCACTTCCGGTTCATCGAGCGAATCGCCTTCAGGCTCGCTCTGCCGAACTCGCTCACTGCAATGAAGACCGCCGCGGCCTAAGTAGCGTCGGTCAAGATGTAACTGTGTGGTGGGGGTGTAAAAACCCCCACCGCGTTTAACGGGCGGAGGAAAGGTAATGAGTGACAAAGTGAAGATGATGGTCGCTCGGTTCAACATCTTTGATGCAGAACTGGGCATTTCCGTAAACCGTGGGCAGTTCGTTGAAGCCCCGGCCGACTTCTTTGTGAAGTATGGCAAGTCGTATATGCCTCCGGGTCCGAAGGTCGTCTTCGATCCGAAGAAGCATATCAAGATCACGATCGATGTTGAACGGTGGGAGAAGATCAAAGCATTCTTCGCCAAGAAGCAACCGGACGGCAAGAAGACTCCCCTCCTCGCCAAGTCGATCTCCGATATCGAAACGCCGCAAGCGGAGACCACCACCGCACCGCAGAAGCGTCCCGGCATGTCCGGTACGAAAGACGGAGCGGTCCCCGGTTCCAAAGAGGGGGAGACTGCTGATGGGGAAGAAGTAGAGACTCCGGACGCAGAGACCGAAGAGAAGGAAGAGACACCTCCCCCGGCTCCAGCGAAGCCCCCGGCCGGTGTGAGTCCGAAGAACCGGAAGAAGCCGGGACCGAAGAAGAAAGCACCGGCGAAGAAGAAAGCGCCGAAAAAGGGGTAAATCATGGCCGCATTGCCACAGGACTTTTTGACAAAGCTAGTCGCGGAAGTGGCTGAGCTGAAGGGTATCGTTGACTCTCAGAAGAATGTCAAAGAGACGGACCCGACTGTCAAGGCTTGTGCCGGGATCGCGTATACGCAGATCATGAAGCACACAAAAGTCCCGTGGCACAAGGGCGAGCGCATTGTCTACTTTGACGACTACTACCAGCCTCTTCTGCTTCCGACCAATCCAGTGCATCTGCCGCCAGAGCCTCAGACCGACCCCGTAACGAACGTCATCACGATCACCATTGATGGTGAAGCAGTTGCCGAAGCGGATTGGGCAATCAAGCGCGGACGGCTCGTTCTCTATGAAGACGAGAAAGAAGATCCTTCTGACGTTCGCTACCGCTTCATTGAATTGACGGCAACGACAGGGCTGGAGAAGTGCGAGGAGCATCACACGTTGTACACGGCGATGCAGATTCAGACCATCGGTAACTACCACCGCCGCGACACGTACGGCCTCGCAGAAACGACCGGGGAGAAGGGTGTGGCGAGACAGCCAGCCGACTCCGGTCAAGTGCTGGAGAGCGTAGCGCAGATGCTTGAGGACGTTATGTATCTCGGCCAAGGCTACTACGTCGGAGGAGAATAGTGGCTCGTCGTGTAACTTCCGGACCGGGCTTCCGCATCAACTGGGGAGTACGCAGAGCTACGTCTGCTCAGATTCAAGGTCCGGTTATTCACTCGGCTTCTGGCGTTGGTCATATTCTCCAGCCGATCGTGAACCGCTGGAAGGAGGAGTTCAACCAGAGACTACCAACGACGGTAAACAGCATCTTCCGTAAGAGGTCTGGAAAACTTAGTTCATCGAAGCTAGTGCAAGGTGGACCAGCATCCCCCGGCGCTGGCGGTGCTTTGAAATCAAGTCTCGGTGAACTTGGAACCGGAGTTGGCGGGGCATATCACATGTACTTCAGCATGACGAATGTCCCTCCTTACGGTTATCCGCAAGAGTTCGGACGCGAGGACCAGAAGCGCAAGCGGTCAGATGGTTTCTACATGGTCCCGGTAGCGGCCGACAACGGTAAAGAGATGACCGGTGCCAACATCAAAGCAATCCTCAAGAGTGGTCAGAAGAGAGGGAAGAAAGAGCATCCAGCTACGAAGCCGTGGGTGCCACGAGCGCAGTGGAAAAACTGGGGAACTGATTACAAAGGGCGAAAAGTTAAGTATGTGTTCAGAACATCGGACGGCCGTGTTGTGTTCGCTCCCGGTGAGCGGCGCGTTGGAAGCAAAGGGCGAAAGGGATACACTGGCGGAAAACAAGCGCAGGAGGCCAAGATAAAAGAACTGCTCTTCTTGGCGTATCCGGAAGACATCCCCGGAATCCCCGGTCGTCGCGCTGGTACGTTCGGAAAGAGTGAACTGACCGCAAGGTCACCGCTGGTTTCCAAGTATGGATTCACTCCCGGCAAAGCGGCATCGGGTAGGTGGTTCCAAAAACATTTGTCGGTAATGGTCCCTCGGCTCTACCAGATCCTACACAGCCAGAGAACACAACGTCAGATTCGTACCGCCTTGACACAATCTGTTGGCCGTTCTCTCAGAGCGGATGTGTCATGGGAAGCTATTCTCAAGAGCGAAGGGTTGGGGCTAATTAAATGACAAAGAGAGATCGGATGGTAACTCATCCGGCGGGAGTCGCCGGTCCCCGTAAGGTGTCGTTGACTTCCGCCCTAAACGGCATCACCGGCACTACTTTTGGAAAGTGCTTTCTCAAATGACTGACATCATATCGAAAAGGGAACTGATCGTGGCCGAGTTCCGTCGTCGGCTCGCGGTGGCTTTTCCGCAGTCTCAGATCGACCGGGGCTTTGCGGAAGAGTCAGTCACGGTCTTCGACCACTTCTACCTGTTCGATCTTCCAGAAGCGTGTGAATTGTCCAGTGGAAGACGCGGGCAGTATACGTGCAATTTCGGAATCTCAGTGAGTTACTGGACTCAGTGGGATGAAGAAGACATGTATCCGGCTGGCAACCGGCTACTCGAAGAGGTTCGTCTGGCGATTGAGCTAGATGAATATCTTCAACAGGGCGGTCCCAGAGTCATCGGTGACAAGTCGAGCGTTGATGGCCCAGCGCTTTGTACTGGTTACGCAATGGACGAAGGGGCGGTCATTTGGTACGATGAGGGCGTGATAGATACTGAATTGCTCTACGTTGTAGAGTATACAAAAGAAGCGGGCTGGATGAATCAACCATTCAAACGCTAGGAGGAAAAAGAGAATGGCCGACACTCGTGATTACACCCTTGGAAAAGGGAAGATGCTGTTCAAGAAGGACGGCGAGGATTTCTACCGAGATCTCGGTAATGCCCCCGCCTTCACTCTGAACGTCACCATCGACAAGCTGGAGCATTTCAGCTCCCGTTCGGGGATCTCCGTCAAGGATCTCGAAGTCATCACGCAGATGACCGTCGGTGGCTCGTTCACGCTGGACGAAGCGAACGGCGAGAACCTTTCGATGTTCGTCATGTCCACCGGTGCCGTACAGAATGACCAGAGCGTTCTCGCGGCCGAGGTTCTTCAGGATGTAGACGGTACAGTGCAGATTCCTGTCGCCGCGCTCGGTTCGTGGATTCCCCTCTACACTTCCGGTGGAGAGAGGGCCATCAACATGAGCGGAGTCGTGGTCGAGAATGAGACCCCGGTAACTCTCGAAGAAGGTATCGAGGGTGTCGGGAACTACCAGCTCGATCTGACGGCCGGCCTGATCTGGATCAATGCTGACCAGACCGGTGCCTCCGTCGCCATCGTCGCCAACACCACAACCCTCGACATCGCGGCCGATCTCGCGGCGCAGGAGAGGTCCGATACCGCTGGTGGAACTCTCACCACGCTGAAGGGCAACGTGCTCTTCGTCGGCGCTCCCCCGCAGGGTCGTATCCTCGACGTTACCGGTTACTGCTCCCTGACCCCGAACGGGGACTGGAGTCTGATCGGTGAGGACTGGATGCAGTACACCTACGACATCGAGTTCCTTGAAGTCGCCGGTGTCTCCGGTGTTGTGCAGGTCGTGGATCGCGGGAAGGTCGGCTAAGTTCTAACCCTTAACTCTTGATAGGGCGGATAGAGAGATGAGCAAAGAACTTAAAAAGATCTTCCCCGGTGTGAAGTACACGGTCACACATCGGGATGGGAAGAAAGAGGATGTCACCGTGTCCCCGGTTCCGTTCGGGAAACTGCCGGAGTTTGGGGACGCGGTGACAGACTTGTTCAACAAAGTGATGGAAGCGGGGACGGAGCTTACCCCGGAAGCATTGTTTGACTTTGGGCGGGTGTTCAGTATCGCAGTGGAAGAGGTGATTGGCATCATGTGTTTGGTTCTCGAACAGGAGAGAGCGTGGTTCGATGACATCACCACTGCGGACGGCTTTGGGCTACTGGATGTGATCTGCGAACAGAATCTCAACGAGACGGTAAAAAAAAACATCCTCCGTCTGGTCGAGACAGTCAAGACACAGTTCGTCTCGACCTCGTAGACCTCGCTCAGATTCTCGTAGCCGCTGGACATCCACCGGAGTCGGTGGAGAAGTACCCGCTGTGCCGAATGGAGGCATTTGCGGAGAGCATCGGGCGGCTGGAGAATATAGATATGAAGAAGAAGACGTACGCCACTTTCGTCGCCTCTCAGACAAGCGGCAAGGACGTACAGAAGTTCCTCAAATCCATCTCCACGAAGAAGGAATCAGCGCAGGACTTCGGTGCCGATGATTTACTCGGCGATTTCAAGGGCGGCTTCAAGGGGATTGTATAAATGGCAGGTAAGCAGACCGGTCTGGATTTTGTAGTCCGTCTCGGATTCGAACCGGGAGGTGCTGGTAAAGGTCTCCGTACGGAGATGAAGCGGATTGCCGATGCTATTGGCAAAGGCACGAAAGCCGCGACTGCTGAACTGAACAAACTGACTAAAGATCTTGACAAGGGCTTCAAGGGGAAGTCTCTTGACCAGATCATTCTGAAAGTCCGTGATCTTCAGTCCGCGATTGCCACCCTCCGCAGAGCTGGTTCTGACAAGGGCATCCTCAAAGATCTTCTCGGCCCCGATGCCACGGAGAAGGATATTGCACGTCTCGGAAAACGGATGGAGACATTCGTCAACCGTGTCGAGAAGCAGGTCACCAACAAGATCGCCAAGGGTCCGGTAAAGCAGTTCGTCAAAGGCATCGAGAATGAGATCAAGAGCGGGAAGCTCAAAGACGTATCCAAGCTGATCAACCAGTTGTTCGCCGGTACAGACGCGAAAGGCAAGTCACCCCTTGACCAGCGCTTCGGTCAGATCTTCCGCAATCTGCCGGGGATGGCAAAGCAGTTTGAAGATTTCATTGGCAAACTGAATAAGAGTCAGCAACAGGCGTTTGCAAAAGCCGTTACACCAGCCGGGGCGAATGCCGCCAAGGGCTATCACCGTGTAATGCAGTTGGCTCTTGATCGAGTTGCCAATGACTACCGCGAAGCGATGGCGGCTGGAAACAAGAAGGCGGCGGCTGGATTCCTGAAAGAGTTCGGTGCAAAGTCCGCCGCTCTTGGAAAGCGCTTTCCAAATGTCTTTACCAAAGAGTTCCTTGCCAAGTCCAGACTCGACGCGATGGCGCAGGGTCTCGGCACTGCGATGGAAGGGGCCAGTGAAAAGTCTGCCGCCGCTTTCCAGAAGTCGTTCCGCAGGGCGCTCACCGCCGCTCGCGGCAAAGGTCTTATCACTGATAAGGATGTAAAGGACTACGGAAAGAAGCTGGCCGCAGTCACGAAGCTGGCCGCAGAACATGCGAAAGGGTACATCCGGACGTATCTTGGAACGTCGAAGGCTACCGGTAAACTGGTAGAACTGAACCAACGTCTATCGTCAGCCATCAGCCCCGAAATACTCGGATCATTCATCAAGCGCACCGGAGAAGTGCAACAAGCGTATCAGCGCCTCTCCGAAGGCGTGAAGATGGCTTACAAAGAGATCACGGCCAGCCGTAAGGGTGAACTGAAAATCCAGAGTGCCGCCGCGAAGCAGATCCAAGATTCTCTGATTACCCTACAGCGCACCGGAGAGACCAGCACTACGCGATTCAAGCAAGCGTGGGCCTCGATGACGGAAGCGATCGACAAGTCGAAGCTCGGTCTGAAAATCCGTAAGCCTTCCGAACAGATCAAGAAGTTCACTGAGGGTATCATCGGGAAGTTCTCGGAGAGCCAACAGTGGGATAGAAATCTGAAGCGCATTCAGACCATGAGTCTGACCGCTGATGGGATGACCGAACGCTACTCTCGTATCGGCCGGGAGATGCAGGAAGTCAAAGAGGCTACTTCTCAGTTCAATCGTGAGACCGGCAAGAACCTTGTTGAAGAGCTACGCAATGTCAACAAGTCGATGTCGGGCAAAGAGCAATATCGCCAGCTTGCCAATCTGAAGAAGCTGGAGAAGGGTTTCTCGTTCCTTGATGAGAACACCCGAAAGACCGTCTCTTCGCAACTGCAACTCAGTGAGAAACTGGGTCAGCCGATTGCGCAATATCTGGAAGGAGCTTTCAAGAAAGTCCAAACCGCATCCGACTTCATTCAGAAGAAGTTCGGTAAGGGTGCTGGTGGAAGGCCCGGTGACTCGTTCTTCCAAGGGTTGAAGGGCGCAGTCAAGATGATTCCTTCTCCAAAGGATGTCATCAATCCGAAGAGCATCGCCGACAATCTGGCATTTAGTATTGGTGCCGATCTTCTCCGCAAGGGGAAGCTAGAACAGGCGATGAAGGATCAGGGCTTTCCGAAGGATATCGGCAAGGCTGTCAAAAGTACTTTCTCTGCCGCATTTGCCAAGAAGGGAGTGCTGGTTACTCCGAAAGCGGCAAAGAACATTAGTGAGGTTCTTACCGACACTCTGCGGCGCGGTGTTACCAAGGCCGGTCCGGAGCTTGATCGTCTCCAGAGAGATATCACTGAGACTCTGAAGTTCAACCCACAGCTTCGTCGGGGGGATACTACTGCCGACAAAGTCATCGGCAAGATCCTACGCACTGCCACACAAGTTGCAAAGATCGAGGGTAAAGGTCTTACCAAAGTCATCACCGATATCCAGACACGGATCGGGAAGAAGCTCCCTGAAGCTCTTGGTGGTGGCGGAGGACAGCGTGGTACGTCTGCGAAGAAAGCCGCAGAGAACGTCCTTCAGAACATCATCGGACCGGGAGGGGTTAAGCGCTTTGAAGGTGAAGTCAAGCGTCTCTCGAAAGGGCTGTTCTCCAAAACCGGAAAGATCGTCGCCGGTCAGCAGTCGAAGATGCAGGAGTTCATTCGCCAGCGGTTCACGGCGAAGGGGGGACGGCCACAGCTTGCTGGCAAGATGCTCGAATCGGTTATGCCGAACGAAGCAACCCTACGCGAACTGGTCCGTGGATCTCTCAAGGGTCTGGAGATTCCGCGTGGTCGGATGGGACGGATTCTCAACACATGGAGTCAGGCGTACAAAGAGTTCTCCGCTGTCCAAGAGAGCCTGAAGTTCGAACAGCAACAGCGGGGCAAGTACACCGGTGTCTTCCGTGGTCTCTTCGATGAAGGTGGACTCAAAGCGGCAGTCACCGCACGAAAGATGCTCGGCAGTTTTGCCGAAGGTCTTGCTGGCTACCGTGTTGCTCTCGGAGAGTACCGCCAGCAACAGCGGGCCGCGAGAGATGAAGCGAAGCGTGGATTCCTGCCGATCGAACAGATCAAAAAGATGGGCCAGCTTCTTCCGAAAGTGCTTGGCCCCGGTGGTGGACTTGCTGACCTGAAGAAGTTCCAGACTGAGATAGGCAAGCTGGTCAGCCAGCCTGTCTCTCCGAAGTTCACGCAGAAGGGTGGCTACTCTGAGGCCAACATCCGGAAGTGGCTCGATGCCGCACTACCGGCTGGCCTCAAGATGACGCAGAAGACCAGAGACATTCTCACGAGGGAGACACAGAAGTTTGGTCTGCAAGCCGTCGATGCACAGGGCAAAGCACTCAGCAAGGTTATCGAAAGCGTTGGCTCCAGAGCGGCGAAGGCATCACCGGCACAAACGCTGAAGGAGCTTCAACGTGCTGGCTTCATTTACCAGAAGTCCGGCATCAGTCTGGTTAAGAAGGCTCTCAAGTCGAGTGGCGCACAGCTTTCCAAAGCGCGGGAAGCGATGTACCGCGACATCACTCGTCAGCCCTCCGGTCTGGGTTTGGTCGCTCCGCAGAAGAGTGTCACAACTGCGGCTGTTCAGCGGATCAACTCCTCTACGAAACTGCTGACCAGCGCCATCCGGACATCTACAAAGCAGATCGCCTCCGCTACGTCGGAAGGTGCGGCACTTGCTCCGACAAAGAAGCCCACCGCTGATAGCATCGGACGCTCTCTCGGCATTCCGTTCATCGATCCTGCGGCGGCGAAGGCGGCAGTCAGTCGTGTCACGAAAAACATCAAGCTGATCACTGACGGTTCGGAGAAGGCGAAAGCCGCGATGGTCAAGCGGATGACCACTGCGGTTGCCAAGACCTCCGCAGTCGGCCAGCAGTTCATCGGCGTTTCCACCGAAGCTCTCCGGAGGGGTGGCGACGATGTAATGAATGTAGCCGAAAGGGTTATGTCGCGTGTGTTCGGCGCGAGGAGCCAATGGCTACAGCGTAGAAGATTTACTGGAGACATTGCAACGACACGCACGGCGGAGCAAGTCACCGGCCTTGGATCGAAGACCAGTGATGCGATCAAGAAGGGTGGCGCAGATGTAATGAGCACCGCCGAACGTGTCATGTCCCGTCTCTTCCATGCACGGACTATGTGGGAACAGCGGAGACGGTTCAAAGGTGAAGTCTCTGCGGAGCGCATTACTGGTATTGGTCCGAAGACGACGGAGGCTATCAAGCGCGGTGGAGCGGATGCACTGTCCGTCTCTGAGCGTGTCATGTCCCGGCTGGTTGCCGCACGATACAAGTGGGACAATCGCATTCGTCTCGGACAGAAGAAAGAGGCTCCAAGCTTTATCCCGATCACCGATGCCGATCTCAAGCAGTTCGACTCGATGATTGGCAAGGTTCTCAAGACGATCAATCGCGGTTCGAAGAAGATTGCAGATACGTCGGCCAAGGCTTTCTACTCCAAACGTAGGCTCGGTGCGGGTCTCGCTGGTGCAGGAAGTGTGGCTGAGTTCTCCATCCTCCAAGCTCTGAAGACCGTTCCGAACCTTTTGGATATCGGTGTCCGGAAAGTAGGCACGGCTCTCAAGCGCGGATCTGCCAACGTCGATAAGTCCTCTGCCGCTTTCTTCAAGAAGCGCAAGCTGGGCGGACAGTTCTCAGCGAGGGAGTTCGGTATCATCCAAGAGCTTTCGAAGCTCCCGATGATGGCTCACGCCGAAACCGCACGGGCGACGAAAGCACTGAAGACTTCTGGGGCCGCGCTGAACAAAGAAGCACGAGCGTTGTTTACTGGCCGACAGGCTGGTCCGCAAGCTGGCAACTTTCTCTCTATGTACTTCCCTCGGCCGGAAGAGATCAAGGGGGCCGGGGCAAAAGTCACGAAGGCGCTCGATGCGTACAACAAGCGTCTGAAGATCGTTGCTGATGCACGGAACAAGATCTATCACTCAGCCCCCGCGATCAAGGCTGGTGCCAAACTTCAAGAAGACGCGGCGAAGGCGATGTACGGCGGTCCGGAAGCAGAAGGACAGCTCAACCGCGCTCTGAAGAATATCAAGATCTGGCAGGACGCACAGGAAAAGAGTCTGGCTCACCGGAAACGCATTGTAGCTGAAGAAGAGAAGATGCAAAAGTCGCGGTCAAAGAACGCCGCGATCTTCAGCAAACTGCGGGCGCAGTATTCGATCCAAGATAAGGATCTACTCAAAGTCGCCGCTGACGCGATGGAGAAAGGCGAGCGCCGCCAGCTTACTCGTCTTGATGCCCTCCAGAAGCTACGGAACCAGACGGTCTTCAAGAACTCGAAGGCGTTGATCCAGAACTTCGAAAACCAGACTCGCGTTCTGAATAAGCTGTTCACCTCCGGTGCTGACTCTGGAAAGCTGGAAGCGCAACTGGCGAAGACGAGGCAGACTTTTGTTGCCAACGCTAATCAGTTCTCCAAGGACATCGAGGGCAAGATCTCTCAGATGTCACAGAAGACTGTCTTCGCTAATGAGAAGCAGATCAAGTCCCATTTCACCGCGATGAAGAAGATGGCGGGAGAGGCATACTCGTTCCCCGGCATGGAGAGAAAGCTGGCTTCCACGCTGAAGAACATGGACAAGCAGTGGGCCGCTACGGTTCAGAGGTTCCAAGCCAACGCGAAGCGAATCTCCATCGGTGCGAATCTCCGTCAGCAGGTTGATCAGCTCGACCAGAAGTTCATGTCCATGTCGTACCGCTTGCAGAACGTGGCCTTCCAGCTCCGGATGGTCGGGCAGGTTGGAGTTAAAGCGTTCACCGGAACAGTTAGGGCGGCTGAAGACTTCACGGCAGAGATGGCGCGAGTCGGTGCGATCGTTGCCATCAACGAAGGGGACTTCAGCAAGTTCGGTGAGATCACGGAGAAGATCTCCGACGAGATCCTTGACTTCTCCTCGAAGACGATCTACGGCACGGAGAAAGTCACCGAGGCTATCAAAGCCCTGGCATTCACCGGTCTCTCTTTGGAAGATCAGCTTCGCGCTCTCCCTGACGTTCTTGAGTTTGCCGCCACTGGTGAACTGGCACTGGGGGATGCTGTTAAGACTACGATCGGTGTTCTCCGGGCCTTCAAGTTCGAGATGGACGAGATCACCCGCGTAACGAATGTGCTGGCAAAGGTTGCGCTCTCCACGAACGCTGAAGTCAAGGACTTTGCCGAAGCGTTCAAGTATGTCGGTCCCATCGCGTCGATCACCGGCATTCGCTTCGAAGAGGCGGCCGCCGCAATCGGTGTTCTGTCACAGCAGGGCTTGAGAGGGTCTTTGGCGGCTACCGGTCTGCGGCGGTCCATTGCGGAACTGCTCACCCCGACCGGTAAGGGCGCGGAGCTTCTGAAAGCCTACGGCATCGAGTCTCTGGATGCACAGGGCAACTTCGCTGGACTCGCCAACGTCATTGACCAGTTGAACGAGAAGCTGAGTCACCTCACGCAAGCGCAACGTGCCGGTGTGGTCAAAGAGATCTTTGGTCTGCGAGCCTTCTCCGCGATCTCCGGTCTGATGAATCAGGGCGCGGATGCCATTGTGAATCTGGAGGAACAGCTTTCCGATTACAACGTCACTGCCGCTGTCACTGCCAAACAGTCTGAGAGCCTTGGTGGTCTGCTGAAACGTCTGGGTGGCGCATTCACTGCGTTGAAGATTGAGATGGGCAGAATAGCTGATGTTGAGGCATTCAAGAAGCTGATCGATGGAATGATCTTCGTGACCGAGACGTTGCGGGACATGATCGAGACCAGCAAGATTGCGAAGGAAGTTATCACTGCCACTCTCGCGGCGTTTCTCATCGGAGGTGGTTTTGCAGTTATCGCTGGAACCGCTGTCACATTCACCGCCGCGCTCCTTGGTGTCCTCTCTGCTCTGGTTGCTATGCGACGAGGTCAGTTCGGTGGAATGTTCGGTCAGTGGAAGCTGGCGATGGCGGGGGCTAAGATTGAATCCACTGCTCTGAAAGTGGCGAATGAGGGACTGACGGTTTCTTTCAAGACTCAAGTCGGTGCGCTGAAAGCACAGGCTCAGTACATGCGGGATCTCGCTCTGGCTGAGAAGCAAGCCGCTGGCGCGATCACACAGACAACCGTGGCGTTGCAGGGTCAGAAAGCCGCCGCCGCCGCGCCGG